TCACCTAAGCGAAACACAAAAGAAAGCCTACATCATTGCTGACAACAAGCTGGCAGAAAATGCTGGCTGGGATGAAGAAATTTTGGCAAGCGAACTCGCCGATCTCAAAGATGAAAATTTCAATCTCGATCTGATCGGTTTTGAAGATCAGGAACTCGAAAAGATTTTTGCCAATCTTTATGAAAAAGAAAATGAGCAAGAAACAGAAGAAATTCCTGAACCTGAAGAAAAGCCAATCTCAAAATCAGGTGATGTTTGGATTCTAGGAAAGCACAAATTGATTTGTGGAGATTCCACTGATCAGAAAACTTACCAAGCCCTTCTTGGTGATGAACTTGCCGACATGCTTTTCACTGATCCACCTTATAACGTGGATTACGGCAACACCATGAAAGACAAAGCTAGAGGCAATAACAAAAAAATCCTCAACGACAATCTTGGTGAAAATTTTGAAAAGTTCCTTTTCGATTTTTGCAAAAACGCTTTAGAGGTAACCAAAGGTGCGTGTTATGTCTGCATGAGTTCTTCAGAGTTGCACACTTTGCAAAAAGCCTTCACAGACGCTGGTGGCAAATGGTCAACTTTCATCATCTGGGCAAAAAATCATTTCACGCTCGGTAGATCAGATTATCAGCGACAATACGAACCAATCCTCTACGGATGGAAACAAAGCAACGATCATTATTGGTGCGGCGACCGCAATCAAGGCGATGTTTGGTATTACAACAAGCCAAACAAAAGTGATCTTCATCCAACGATGAAGCCAGTTGAGTTGTGCAAGCGCGCAATTCTCAACTCAAGTAAAACTGACGATATTATTTTAGATTGTTTTGGCGGCTCCGGCTCAACGCTTATCGCCTCTGAGCAGACCAACCGAAGATGCAGAATGATTGAGCTCGATCAGAAATATGTCGACGTAATCGTAAAAAGGTGGCAAAATTTAACCGGCAAAGAGGCAATCCTTTTAGAAACCGGTAAGAGCTTTAATGAAATTTTAAAGAGAGATAATGACGGAAAATCTGAGCAATGAAGAACTAAAAAACAGAGCAAAAGAGCTGGTGGAAAAGCACGGAAAAGGTGCGGTAGAAATCGCTAAAAGAAAAGCCAATGCTTTTCAAAAAGATTGTCGTGAAAAGGATTCTGCGTTAATGCTTCTTACCGAAGTTGAAAAGCTGGCAGAGAATCTTTCCTAGTAAGGAATGTAAAGCTCCTCAAGTGATTTGCAGATATTTTGGCAAATTTTGTAAGCCTCTTTATTCCAAGCCTTAACTGCATTTTCTTTTTCGTTTAAAAATTTACTGAGCGATGACTCAACTAAGATTCTGACATCTGAGTCGCCTTTTTCTTTGGCTTCCAAGATGTTGTCAAAAAGATCGTCATCGCCAAGCAGATTATAAAGTTTGTCTTCGGCAACTTTTGGTGACAAAGGTTTTGCCACCAATTTTTGTAATTCTTTAGCTTGTTTAACAGTTTGCGGTAATGCCCAAACTCCCATAAAATACCTCACTTTTTTGTTGTTATTAAATGCCTCTTGAAGGCTCTAATAGTATGGCTTCGCCAACGATTACTATCAAGTCAATTACGACAATTTTTTAATCTTTTTTTGGCAATTTATAGACTCGATCACCATTGGCTGATTTTTCATTTGTAATACCAAGATTTTGGCTGTTATTTAGGCGTGAAATTGCCGATCTGGCGGTATGCTTCTGCCATGTTAATTTTTCGCAGATTTGTTTGAGGCTAATTCCGTCCTCAGCTCCTTTAATCATTTCGATTAATTGCGACATTTTAGTATTGGCGCGAATTGCTGTGATTTTTTTAGCTGGCGATTCTTTGACTGGATTATTTTTAACCTCAGCGACTGCTTTTTTGACTATTTTTTTAGTAACTTGTTTTGAACTTTTTTTAGGCATATTTTCCTCACGTTTTAAGATTAATAAAAGCCTTTCAAGGCTTGTCTAGTATGGCTCGGAGAAGCATCACTATCAAGTCAATTAAGATGATTTTTTGAACAATTTTTAAAAAAGTTTTGAAATACCAAAACGATGACAAATAAACATGGAACTCTCGATTCGAGCATATGCCAGACATCGCGGCGTTACCGAGGCGGCGGTTAGAAAAGCAATCAGACAAGGAAGGGTCAGCAAGGGCAAAAATGGCAAAATAAATCCCAAAACTGCTGATAAAGAATGGGGGCAAAACACTGATCCGGCACAAATAAAGGCAGTATTTACTGAGGAAAAGCCCGATTACAGCCAGAATTCAATACCAAACACAGCAAACGGACCGAGTTATCAGCAAAGCCGAGCGATTAAAGAGGCTTACGGCGCAAAACTGCTTAGGCTTCAATTTGAAAAGGAATCAAAAAAACTGATTTCGATAGATGATGTTAAAGTGTCAGCGTTCAACGCTGCACGAATGACCAGAGATCGTATTTTAAACATTCCTGATCGAGTTATTCCTCAGCTTGTTGGCAAGACCAACATTTTTGAAATGAAAGAAATTTTAAAAGCCGAGTTGATCAAAGCCTTGGAAGAGCTATCAAAAGTTCATGAAAAACTATGATGACATTTACCTTCAAAATCACTGCGAAGGCTTAAAGCCAGACCCGAATTTTACAGTATCATCGTGGGCTGATAATCACCGAATTTTAAGCAGTATTTCTTCAGCAGAACCTGGGCCGTGGAGAACGGATCGCACTCCTTATTTGAAAGAAATAATGGATTGCTTATCGCCAAGTAATCCTTGCGAAAAAGTTGTCTTCATGAAAGGCGCGCAAATTGGCGGAACTGAGTGCGGCAATAACTGGATGGGTTTCGTAATTCATCACGCACCAGGACCAATGCTGATTGTAAATCCGACAGTTGAGACTGCCAAGCGCACCTCAAAAATGAGGATTGATCCTGCAATAGAAAATTGCCCAGCGTTAAAAGAAAAAGTAAAAGACCCTCGCGCCAGAGATTCGGGCAACACAATTTTGATGAAGGAATTTCCAGGTGGTGTTCTGGTTATGACCGGCGCGAATTCTGCTGTTGGTTTACGCTCAATGCCGATTCGATATTTGTTTCTCGATGAAGTTGACGGCTACCCTGATGATGCCGCTGGTGAAGGTGATCCAGTAAATCTTGCGATTCAAAGAACTGCTACTTTTAGCAATCGCAAAATTTTCATGATCTCAACACCAACGATCAAAAATTTTAGCAGAATCGAAACTGCATTTTTAGAAGGTGATCAGCGTTATTACTTTGTGCCATGCCCTGATTGTGGCGAGTTTCAAACTCTTAAATGGGCGCAGATAAAATGGCCGAAAGGCAAACCGGAATCTGCTTATTACGCCTGCGAAAAATGCGGCAGCATTTGGGAAGATCACCAAAAAGCAGCAATTTTACGACAAGGTAAATGGGTAGCAACCAACCCGAATACCAACAACAAAACAATTTCTTTTCACTTGTCATCACTTTACAGCCCGCATGGCTGGACAAGTTTTGGCGATATAGCACAGGAATTTTGCGAGGTTCATAAAGACCCACCAAGGCTTCAAGTTTGGACGAATACCAAACTTGCAGAGACTTGGGAAGATATGGCGGGAGAAGTTATTGATCCAACCGGATTAATGAAACGCCGCGAAAATTTTGGCACCAGATTATTCAAAAACATCGCCATCATTACCGCTGGCGTGGATGTGCAAGACAATCGTCTTGAGATCGAAATTGTTGGCTGGGGGAAAGATGAAGAAAGTTGGTCACTTGATTACCAAGTTATTTACGGCGACCCATCAACTCCGCATCTTTGGAATGATCTTGATAAAATTTTGGAAACAACTTTTGAGCATCAAAGAGAATTACCAAATTTTCCGATTGCAGCGGTTTGTATCGATAGCGGCGGTCACTATACGGATCATGTTATCAACTACTGCGATGCGCGTAGACACAAAAAAGTTTTTGCCATCAAAGGAAGTTCTTCTGGTGCAGGAGTTCCAATCTGGCCACCTCGTGCCAGTCAAAACAAAAGATTAAAAAAACCGGTTTATGTAATTGGTGTAAACGATGCCAAGGAAACTCTGATGCAAAGACTTCGCATTGCCGAGGAAGGAGCTGGTTACTGGCACTTTCCAATGGAGCGTGATGCAGAATGGTTTGCACAAGTTACCTCAGAAATCGTCAAAACCAAATATGCCAAAGGCAGACCTGTCCGAGAATGGACACCGCGCCGTGAAGGAGCAAAAACTGAAGCGCTTGATTGCAGAGTTTATGCTTTTGCAGCACTGCGTGGGTTAGTTCGCAATTGGAAATTTGATTTAAACAAAGCTGCCCAGCGAATAAAAGAAACTGCGCTGCGACCAGAAAATAAGCAGGTTCAAAATATTCAACCAACAGCGCCTCAAAGAGTTAGAAGAGTCAGAAGCAAAGGAATTTACTAAAAGTGAAAACGCTTGAAGAACAATTAACAGAAGTCCAACAGGCAATTTCTGACATTTTGTTAAACGCCCAAGAAGCGTGGTATAACGGACAGAAAGTCAGAAAAGCTGATCTTGCTACACTTGAGCAGCGCGAAAAAAGATTACTGGTGCAAATTAAAAGAAAAAATCGCGGTGGAATCAGAGTTAGAGGCGTTACTCCAGTATGAGAAAATTTCCTAAAATTTCTGAAAGTTGGTTGGATAAAACCATTTCTTATGTCAATCCGCAAGCGGGTTTAAAAAGATTTGAAGCCAAAACCAGATTGGCAATTGCCGGTGGTTATACTGGCGCAAGACGCGGTCGCAGACAAACCTCAAGTTGGAATACAACTGATGGCTCTGCCGATAATGTTACGCTTCCCGATCTTCCGGACTTACGCCAAAGATCACGCGATTTACTTCGCAATGCTCCGCTTGCTTGTGGTGCGGTAAATACTGTAGTCACGAATGTTGTTGGAACTGGTCTTAAAGTTCAGTCGCACTTGGATCGCGA